GTATTTCCTGCTGCTCGTTTGCGAGACACCGCAGAACGCTTTTCTCCTTTCGACATTGAAGCCGCTTTTGATGCAGGTACGCATTTAGGGTAACCTTTTCTTTTTTCTCCTTTCGAACGACCGCATGGTTTATACCCACCGCCTTTCTTAGGTGCACCAATGTCCACCCATTTCTCAGCTACCCATTTGCGTAGGTCTTCAACAAAAAGGTCGTTCATGCTATTATATAGGGTCTAGTATTCCTTAGGGTCGTAAATATCCGCTTCCGATTGACCACCGGAATCTTCCAGAATCTGTGGTTTGTCGCGTAGTACTCTGGCTGAAGCTATAAGGTGGTACACACCGTACACCTCAAACGAATCCTGTTGGACTTCGTATACATCATAATAAACGTTCTGGAAACGCGGTTGAATGATATCACCAGCAATCAATGGACGACCGAGTTTAGCTTCAATATATGATTTATTAAAAGTAAACATCTGGTCGTTAGTCATCTCAATACCAAACTCAGATAAGTTCTCTTCAAAAGCTCTGGGGTCGTAATGACCTTCAACAAGAATGGGTTCGGGGTTGATAGCTTTGACGCGGTTCTCTCCGTAGAGGTCATCAAAGTTTTCATCGACCATGTATTTGTAAATATAAAGTTCAGACCCTGACATACGAATCAATTCGTCATCGACCATGTTAAACAAGTCGATGTCAGGATTATCAAGGTCGAACATCCTCATACTTCCGCTCTTGGAAGGATTAGGAGGTACTAACCTTTTTTCGTTTGCTTTAAATTGTTTACCCATAATTAATCTCTAGGAAGTAGGCTGTCGAGAGAACTTCTCGCGTTTAAGTTGTTAACTCCTCCAAACACTCGTTCACAATAGCATAACCAGTTGGCATTGGGATTCTCTACACCAAGGCCAGCCAACCAATCTAAGGCGCTATAACCTCCAAGGCCTTTTTCATTCATCTCCTTAATAGTATCGTTCATACTTTGAGGGAATTTGCTTTTGAACATTTCCATCTCCCAGCGCGTCGCCTCCAAACAAATTGACCAATCTCCATCCCAATTCGGAAGGGTTCGCGGGTCACTGAACCATCCCATATCTGCGGCATCCGCATCATATGGCCCCACTCCAAGGCGAGACGCCCACCACACACTCGTACTTGATTCACCAGTCTTCTCAACATTTTTCCGGTTACGCTTTTCGTAATCTTCCTGCCAATCGTCAGCATCCCCGCCGAGCTGCTCCCCGAGCCGTTTACGCGCCAGCAAAAGACTCGTTACTACATCAATGTTCATAGTATCAGAGAAAATTCGTCCATAGTGAAAGAAAGGACTCCCTTCCTCGGGCGCGTCGGTTACGCAGTTACTAGTACATGAGAGTTTCTCACAACTGAATAAAACAGTGCCTTGAATAACATAAAATATGATAAAGTAAGACGTAACGCGTCCATCCGGATGAAAAGTATCGTAGAACTCAAACCAGAATTCAGTCATCTTGGGGTCTCTTATGTCTGCAATGGTATCGCACTTCAGTCCCCCTTCTTGACTGTAAACACCACTGTCCGTGGACGTTCCTATCGCTTTGCTCGGTCTTCTCGCCATACTAGTATTTAGGTCTCTGGGGCGAGTAAAGCTTTGCTATTCTAGCCGCACAGGACTTAGCTTCAAACAAAGCACCGTCAACTTCTGATAAATCCTCGGTAGTTGTAGAGAAAATATTTAAAAATAAAAATCCAGTATCCAGAGTCGCGATGGGAACCGCGAGAACACTTTTAATTCCACTCCCTACACAGTAGTCCGATAAGATACCAACTGGGTCCTCAGGAATATCTACAACACATAAGTTCTTCTCAATCAACTCCCCAATTATTCCAATCATTTCTTGGTCGCTAGGAATTTGTTGCCAGCGTTCAATAATCGGTGCTGTTCGATGAGTCGTAACTTCTTGAATGCAGGTAGTAAACGATGGCGTTCCTGGTTGTGGAATCCCATTACCGTTATGGCTTTTAAATACAGAGACCCGGTCAACTTCTTTGAACTTGTTGACAATCGATTGCAGTATAGGATATACAGATGCTATAGCTTTGTGAGATTCAATATAATGCTTTTTTAATTTTTTATCTCGACAAGCTTTTAGTTTTTCTTTTGAAGACTTTAACCCTAAAAGCGCGGTCACCAGAACACTTAAGCTCTTCACAAAACTTACAAACGAAACAAACAGGGACATGTTATTATTTAGGTGTTGTAAGTTATGTGTAATACTATTTCCTAGCTATTTAGTCTTCGTAACCGTTAATAACACTGTAATAAAGCTCGATAATCCCCGTATCCGTTGCATTCATGTCAGAGTCCAATACTTTAAAGATGATGTCTTCTCCGGGCTGCATTCTTGTGGGCTGCGATAAATTGACCACCGTGTTATCATCGTCGGAGAAATGTACAAGCCCGTGTGATGAGTTTGCATTGTTTGCAATCTTTACAATAACGTGTGCCTTGTTATTACCACTACCACCGATGTAAACTCCTTGCCAGCCCCATATAACGAATGAATACTTAGGACCAGGTGATTCTAATACGACAGCGGAGGCTCCATTCTCTCCATAGGTAGCTGCTATTGTAGCTGAGAAGAATCCTTTGATGTTCACTGCATTACCACTAAACTGAAAGGGAGTCGTGTAACTCCATTCTTTTTGAAAAGCAGGGCTCCTTGACAGCGGAGTCCCATAAGTGTCCCAAGCGCCCATAACTCTAATAGTATTTAGGTAGGAGTCCCTTGGAGGTTAGGTTTTTATTTTTTTAGGAGTCCCTTGGATTTTTTTGTTTTTTTTCGTCTTATAGAGATGTACCTCCAGGAGGAAGTGGGGCGGCTTCGCCCCCCGTAGGAGTCCCAACAACGCGAAATTCTCCGGTGGCGAAAAAAAATCCCAGAAAAGGCTTGCATTCCTCGACGGCTACGGTATAATAGAACACATGAAAAAGCACATCACCTGGAAAAACAGCTTCCTCGTTCTGTCTGTCCTCGTCTTCTCTGACGCTATCGCGAATGTGTTTCTCGCGGTGTCTCGCGTCTTCCTTACCCTGTCGGACATCTTCCGCTCCGTCCCCAACATCTTCTAGACCATGGAAGACACCCTCAAGTACTGGCTCGGTGATGTCGAACAGGCGTTCAAAGAGTTAGACCTTACGCCCGTGTTCGTCTCCCAGGGCTTGCACGCCAAGGTTGGAAAGTATACCGTATCGTGCCAATGGCACACTGGGGTACACTGCGATAACTATATGGCAGAGTACCCTAAGGAGTTCTGTAATAACTTCGAACTGGGTATTTGGGAAACCAACTCGGGCAAGTGGATGCCGCTACATCCCGATAGCGTCTACGGAGATTCCCAAGTTATCGGCTATGTTGAGTGGAATAAACTCGTTCCTATTCTCTGCGTCGTTCTCAACGCGCACTTGTACGACAAGCCTGAGCTTATGCGTACGATTGGGACCTGGGTGTAAGTCCGGCTCTCATAACCACTTAGGCGCGGGGCGCGGCCAAAAGCGCACGTAAGTGCTTGTCCCATAAGGACTTACACGATTTCCAAAAAAGTTCTTGACAGGGCAAGCCGCTATGGTATAATAAGGACATGGAAAACAGCAATGCCTACCTTCAAGTCCAAGATGTTTGGATTCTGCGTAAGCCCCAGAACGGGCGTTATCACTTCTCCCACAAGGGATGCCCGAACACGGTCGGACTTCCTTCTTCGACTGTCGGAGGGGATACCCTGGAAGACCTCACTAGCTGGGTCGAGAATAACTATTCCGATGCGCTGGCTCGTGCTAAGTCTGCGGATTTCACCATTCCGCAGTGGTACATCGAGAACTGCAAACTCTAGAGTTTTTGCTTGACCTACCCTCTGCGCTCTGCTACAATGGAACACATGAACGATAAGAAAGCTCCCGATAGCGGCGTTGTCGTCTGCCCTCAGTGCGACAAAAATACCCCAGAGCATTACATGATTTGGAACGGGGAAAAGAATACCGTCTGCCTTTGGTGCGACGAAGCCCTAGAAAACCTTTACGGGTTTGAAGATGATAACGACCCGAACCCTTACCACGGAACCTACTCGGAGGAGTAAAAATGCCACTTCCGCCTGACCTCTCTAAGCCTCTCTTTGCTCTGTTCCCTGACGCGGCTGACGCTGTGATTCGTGGGGAATGTATCCCCTGCGGTAGCACCAAAATCCGCGACTGTGATTTCCGAGATGAAATCTCCAAGCGGGAATACAGCGTCTCGGGAATGTGCCAAGCCTGCCAAGACGAAGTATTCCAAACCGAATCGGAAGCCGAGCAAGGCGAGGATTGGCAGGATGACTGGAATAACCCCTCAAGCCGTTGGCACTATTGAAGGTGTAACTGTTTTTCGCGTAAGTCCCTAGCCCGTATTGGGTTAGGGCGGCGGGCGGTGCACCCGCCCTGCCATTTTGGCAGTCTGAAAGTTTTTCCTGTTTTTCTATTGACAGGACACCCCCGCGTTGGTATAATATAACCATGTTGAAAGAGGCAATCCTCAAAAAAGCTCCCGCTGTCGGCTCTACTGACGGCACTCCTGAAAATGAAAAGCCTGTGGTCTTTACTGCCACTCACGCTAACGGCTGGACTTGGACGGCTTACGAAGCCGAACGCTGCGAGACGGACGACATCCTGTGCTTCGGTCGGGTCGATGGCTTCGAGTCGGAACTCGGCTACTTCACCGTAGACGAACTTTTGGCAAATCAGGTAGAAATCTCGGTTCCTGCTTGACATCCCCCCTCCGCTCTGCTATAATAGGCGCATAAGAAAAAATGAAACACTTCCTAAATCTGTACTCTGTTTTTGTTGCTAAGGCGTTCCGCGCCTTGTACACTTCCCCTAACCTGACCGCTAATCGTAAGGCTATGCGTGTCCTCGACCACTACCGCAGTGTTCGGCGTACGCTTCCCCTTATGAACGACGGGAACCACTGGGGTAACCATTCCGGGTCTTCGAAGAAGTCGTTCTACGCGACTCAGGGAATCCGTTAGGGATTCAGTCGTGGCTCTGACGGAGAGAGCGACTATAAAGAAAGCGAGTTATGGGGTTCTCGGGAACAAAACCCCATTTTTCCCTTGACAGGGCACGCGGCGCGTGCACCAGCCCTGCCATTTTGGCAGTCTGAAAGTTTTTCCTGTTTTTTGCTTGACGGGGGAAAAGGATACGGTATAATATAATCATGTTCGCAAGCCCGAAACTGTCGAAGACTTCCAAGATGCCCGCTAAGTCCTGGTCCCTGCCCGCGTGGGAAACCTGTCCCGGTGCGCGTGATGATAACGACAAGCCCGTAGACGCTTGCGAGGGTTGCTATGCTCTCACGGGCGCGTATCAATTCCCCGGCACTATCGCCAGCCGAGAGCATAACCTAGCCGACTGGAAGCATTCCGACTGGGTTTCCGTTATGGTCGCAAGCATGAAACGCGCTAAGTACTTTCGCTGGTTCGATAGCGGGGACGCTTATTCTGTGGACCTCATCCGCAAGATTCACGAAGTCGTCAAGCTGACGCCTCATGTTCAGCACTGGCTCCCGACCCGTAGCTATAAGGTTGCG